TTAATGGGCGAGGATGAAAGTTCAGGTCGCCACGAATACACTTAACCAAAACCATAGCGTTGGTTATGTCTTATTTCTTTATCTTTATCTGATTCAAGATCAATCGGTAAAGGTATTAACTTTTGTTTAATTGGATCTAAATATAATTTATCTCCAATAGTTGTATGCCCTTTTCCTCCTTGTGCTTTCAGAACTCTACCAGTAATATCTCTCATAATTTTTAATCGTTCTGATGGATCTAACTTATTCAGATTGCTAGGTATTTCTTTTAGTATCTTAAGTTGATTTGGGTTTAATTCTGCCTTTATATCTGGTAACTGTATACCCTTCTTAAGTATATCACTTGCGTTACCTGCTTCTCCACCAACTCCACGTTCTTGTAGTGTTCTAATTTTTCTAGTTCTACGAGTAGCTGGTGTTTCATTAATGTCAAAGCTAGGATTACCAGCTATTGTTAGTCTTCTACCAGCCCAATCAGGATGATTTGGAACTGGTACAGAAAGATCATTTCCTTTATTATCAAACGGTTCTTTACCAGCATTAGGATCATTCTTAGGCCACCTTGTAGGGTATAAGATTCCCATAGCTTTAAGAAACTCAAAGTATCTTTGACCATCTTTTTCTGTACCGAATACAGCCTCACCTCTACCCGGATTAGTTACTGGTGGTTTGTATAATTGACCGGGTGAACCGCCTTGTCCAGTAGCACCAGAGATCATCAGCTGTTTTAGTATGTTATTCTCTTGTTCAACCCTATGTTTCTCTTTTTCCCATCCTTGTATTGCCATAATTAAAAGTTTACATTGGATCGTTCGAGCTTCTTCATTATCTTCTGACGGAAAGCTGGATCTCTATCGTAGCGAGGATCACTCATAGCCTCTACAACTTCAGCTTGGCTACTGAACTGATCTCCATCTGATCTAGGAGCAGTACCTGTTACCATCTTACCATCGTAACCTTGTGCATCTTTATATCTATAAGCTAAAGAACGAACTGCAAAGAAAGCTCCAAGCGGATCTCCTCTATCCATAACTGCATCAAACATTTGTATCTCTTGTTTGTTTAAGTTATCTCCAGCCCATTGAAGCATATCTTTATACGCTTGATCACCTCCAGCTACATTCTTTAGTTCGGTAACTTGTTGCTCAGTAATTTGTGGTTTACTTTTTTCAACTTGTTGACGGAACTGAAGATGCATATCAGCTATTTCAACTGGAGTCATCTTATTTAATGCTTCAAGAGTTTCTTTTGAATACTCCGTCTGAGCTTCATCCCATAATTTATCTAGGATTCCATCCGACTTAGTATCTTCTTTAGTTTCTTTCTCTTTTTCTCCACCTTCTTTGGACTCCACTTGTTCACTATCTTCGGAGTCCCCAGCTTCCGAGCTATCTCCAGAATCTTTGTCTCCAAGTTTCTTTTGAAGTTCGACATAGGCTTTCTCTAATTCTTGTGCGTCTTTGTATTTGCCAGCAAGAAGATCATCTTGAGCCTCTTGCATAGCTTCTCCTACCTGTAGAGAATCTTGCTCTTCAGCACTTAGATTCTCCATAGTAGTTACTTCTTGATTGTTTTCAAATGTTAATGTTTCTGCCATTATTCTTCAGGTGGTGCTCCTTGTTCGATTGCTTGTTGTTCTAGTTCTGCAGCTAGTGCAGGGTTTTTAGATGGATCATTCATTGGAGCTTTAGCCATGTTAGGTGCTTGCTTCACTTGTTCCATCTGCATTTCTTGCTGCATAGATTGTTGACCTTGCTGTTGTATTTCTTCCATACTCTTAACAAGATTAAGAACATCAATACCTGATGCAGCAGCTAATCTTTTAATTAGTTCTTCAGGATTAATGAATTGTTGAATAGCTTCTGGTCCCATTGTCTGAGCAAGGGTAGTTAAGAAGTTACCTAATGCTTGTACATCTTGACCACGACCAAGAGAATTAATACCAGCAACGATAGTTGGTTTAACCATTCCTTTAGGTATCTTAGGAATCTCTCCAGTCTTCTGGAATACACTAAGCTTTCTGTTTAGATAGGGTACTAAGAATTCAATAGTAAGTAAACCA